GGCGGTGAAAAATACCGCCCGTCTGAAGCGGCAAGAGCTGGATCAGCAGTGCCGCCAGCCTTAAAGATTGTAATGGATAACGGTCTGATCGTGGAGCGAAAAGGGAAAAACAGTGCACTGAAAGTAACAGATCCGTCCGGAAAGAAAGCAGGTCAGCAGCTCTTGAATGAATTTGTGGAGGAGCTTGCACTGAACCTTCCGAAATTCATGGAGGCATCCGGAAAAGAAAAAGCACAGACCCTGCTGAATATCATCGGCGTGGGGGATAAGCTGGCAAAAATCGAAAAGGAAGAAAAGGATCTGTATAACGAACGTCTCTATGTAGGACGCATTGCAGACCAGAAAGCGAAGTATGCAAAAGAGCAGCCGTATTACACGGATGCACCAAAAGACCTGGTATCCCCATCGGAGCTGATCAGGCAGCAACAGGAAATCCTTGCAAGGAATGGGGAAAACCAGAGAAAAAGAGAACGTGCGGTACAGCTTCAGGAAGAAGTGAAAAGAGCACATGCAGAAGTAAGCAGATTGGCAGAATTACTGGGAGAAGCAAAACAGAAGCATCTGCAGCTGGTCAAAGACCTGGATATTGCTTCGACCACGGCGAAAGATCTGACAGACCAGTCTACAGCAGAACTGGAAGCTAACATTGCCAACATCGAGGAGGTCAACCGGAAGGTACGAGCTAACCTGGACAAGGAAAAAGCAGAAGATGATGCTAAAGAGTACCAGAGACAGTACGCAGACCTTACAGGCAAGATTGAAGGCATGCGTGAAGAAAAGGCGAAGCTTCTGGAACGTGCAGACCTTCCGCTTCCGGATTTGTCAGTTAAAGATGGGGAACTGGTCTACAAAGGTCAGAAATGGGACAATATGTCCGGCTCTGACCAGCTGAAAGTATCCACGGCTATTGTAAGAAAATTAAACCCGAAATGTGGTTTTGTGCTGCTGGATAAGCTGGAGCAGATGGATATGGATACCTTAAAAGAGTTTGGTATGTGGCTGGAGGCAGAAGGACTGCAGGCAATCGCCACACGTGTCAGCACCGGAGAAGAGTGTAGCATCATCATTGAAGATGGATATGTAACTGGTCAGGAGATGGTGACCGAGGCACAGAAAGTAAAAAAAGAATGGAAAGCAGGTGTTTTTTAAATGGAGATTATCAGAGGTAAGATCCCGTGTGCAAAAAAAGTCGTGATCTACGGACCGGAAGGAATTGGAAAGTCTACATTTGCAAGTCAGTTCCCGGATCCCGTTTTTATTGATACCGAAGGAAGCACAAATTCTATGGATGTGGCAAGACTGCCGAAAGCATCCAGCTGGCAGATGATCCTGCAGCAGGTCGATTATGTGAGAACCCATCCGGAAGTATGCAAAACGCTGGTCATTGATACGATCGACTGGGCAGAAGCCATGTGCGTCCAGCATATCTGCGACAAGCACCGAAAGAACGGCATCGAAGATTTTGGTTATGGAAATGGTTATGTGTATGTAAAGGAAGAGCTTGGCCGTTTCCTGAACAAGCTTTCGGAAGTTGTGGAGGCAAATATCAACGTGGTACTTACGGCACATGCACAGATCCGAAAATTCGAGCAGCCGGATGAGCTGGGAGCCTATGACAGATGGGAACTGAAACTGGGGAAGAAAACGAGTTCCCAGACTTCCCCGCTGATTAAGGAATGGGCAGACATGCTGCTGTTTGCAAATTACAAAACTTTTTCTGTGGCAATCGATGACAAGGGGAAGAAGCGAAAAGCCCAGGGCGGTGAGCGGGTTATGTATACCTCGCACCATGCATGCTGGGATGCCAAGAACCGTTATGGACTTCCAGAGGAAGTACCATTTTCCTATGCATCCATTGTACAGGTGATTGAAGAAGGAAAAACAGGATCATCCCCTGTACCTGTCAAAACTGTGACAGAAGAAAAGAAGCAGGAAGAACCGGCGGTGAAGGCTCCGGAACCTGTCAAACAGGAAGAACCGATGGAACAGATGACAATGCCGCTGACAACGGAATCCACGCCGCAGAAGACTGAGGAAAAAGGTTATACAGAGCCGGACCCAAGAATTCCGAAAGCACTCAGAGATCTGATGATGAAAGACCAGGTGGATGAGTGGAATGTCAAGAGCGTGTGCGAAACAAAGGGCTATGTCCCTTACGGGACAGAACTGTGGGAATACGATACCGTAAACCCTGGAATTGTGGACGGCCTTCTGGTGCCATGCTGGCAGCAGGTAAAGGCTGCGATCGATGCAATGTTAAACAGTGAAGAAATACCATTTAATTAAAATTAGGAGGACAATAACAATGAGTGAAGAATCAGGAAGAGAGTTTGGATGGGACGATGTCATCCAGAATGACGGACAGGAGTTTGAGCCGATCCCGGAAGGGGATTACGATTTTGTCATTGACAAGTTTGAACGCAGCAGATCATCAGGAAGTGCAAAGCTGCCGCCGTGCAACATGGCGGTCGTATACTTCCGCATCAACCATAAGGGCAGAGAAGTGACTATCCGTGAGAATTATATCCTGCACAGCAAACTGGAATGGAAACTTTCTGAACTGTTCTGTGCAGCCGGTCTGAAAAAGAAAGGCGAGCCGCTCAAGATGTGCTGGAACCAGCTCCCAGGAAAGACCGGAACGGCGAAAGTTGGTTTAAGACCTGGAACAAAGGATGCAAGCAAAATGTTTAACTTTATTGACAAGCTTTATGCGAAAGAGGCACAGGGATTCCAGCCAGGGAGATTTTAAATGGAATTACGACCATATCAGCAGGAGGCAAGAGAAGCCATATTTGAACAGTGGGACAGCGGGGTGAAGAAAACCCTGCTGGTCCTTCCAACCGGATGCGGCAAGACGATCGTATTCGCCAAGGTAACAGAGGACTGTGTCCGCAGAGGTGACCGGGTGCTGATCCTGGCACACAGGGGCGAACTGCTTAAACAGGCATCCGATAAGATACGGAAATCGACCGGGCTTGGCTGTGCAATGGAAAAAGCAGAAGAAACCTGCAAGGACAGCTGGTTCCGTATCGCGGTCGGTTCCGTGCAGACGATGATGCGTGAAAAGCGGCTCGGCCAGTTTGCAGAAGATTATTTTAATACGATCATCATAGATGAGGCACATCACTGTATTTCTGACAGTTACCAGCGTGTGCTGCAGCATTTCCCAGATGCCCATGTACTGGGCGTGACAGCCACACCTGACAGGGGTGATATGCGGAACCTTGGTTCCTATTTTGAAACGCTGGCATATGAATACACGCTTCCAAAAGCGATCAAAGAGGGTTACCTGACGCCGATCAAAGCCCTGACGATCCCATTAAAGATTGACATGAGCGGCGTAACGGTACAGGCGGGTGACTTTAAAGCCAGTGACATCAGTACTGCCCTGGATCCGTATCTGCAAGGGATCGCGGAAGAGATGCAGAAGTACTGCAAAGATAAAAAGACGGTGGTATTTTTGCCACTGGTAAAGACCAGCCAGAATTCCGGGATCTGTTGAATGAATACGGATTCTGTGCCGCAGAAGTAAATGGAGACAGCCAGGACCGGGCAGAGATATTAAAGGATTTTGAAGAAGGGAAATATAACGTATTATGCAATTCCATGCTGCTGACAGAAGGATGGGACTGCCCATCCGTGGACTGTGTGGTTGTCTTAAGACCTACAAAAGTACGCAGCCTGTACTGTCAGATGGTGGGGCGTGGCACCAGGCTGTCACCGGGGAAAGACCACCTGCTTTTACTGGATTTTTTATGGCACACAGAAAGACATGAGCTGTGTCACCCGGCAAGCCTGATCTGCGAGAACGAGGAAGTAGCACAGAAGATGACGGAAAATCTGGAAAAGGAAGCAGGTATGCCGGTTGACATCGAGGAAGCAGAGAAGACGGCATCGGAGGACGTTGTCGCACAAAGAGAAGAAGCACTGGCAAAACAGCTTGCAGAAATGAAGAGACGCAAAAAGAAACTTGTGGATCCGCTGCAGTTTGAGATGAGCATCCAGGCAGAAGACCTGTCCGGGTATGTGCCAAGCTTTGGATGGGAAATGGGACCACCTTCTGATAAACAGAAAAACGCACTTGAGAAGCTGGGGATCATGCCGAAT